GTTAAAGATTACATAAGAACCTTAGATCCAAATACAACTGTTATCTCAAAGAAAAAGGTTTTTGATGACCTTAAAGTGAGAAAAGATCGAACTTCAAAATTTCCCATTTTAGAACAAATTTTAAATCAATTAAGACCAGAAATCATGTTACTTAAAAAATCTTAAAACTTTATAAATTTTAAAGTCTATTAAGACTTTAAAATTTAATTTCTGAAAACTTGGTAAATGTAATTTAATGCTTTGATTAAGCATTAAATTACATTAGAAAAATTTATTCAAAATTAAGAAAAACGATTTGAAAAAGTAAAAATAAAAATAAAAATAAAAATAAAATGGAAACTATCAGAAATATAGAGCGGTCAATTAAATATTAACGACGATTTTAGATTCGTTGTTCAAGTATGGAATGAGCACAATGATACCATTACACCTGGATGCTCCATTCCCGTTACTGGAATCGTGAATTATTGTTTAATTACTACAACTAAAGGCTCTAAAAGTGTAACAACGCTTGAATTTAGCACTGATTCTAATCTTACATGGATTACCACCGAAGAAAAATGGTATCTTAACAAAGATATAATGAGTCAAGCAGTTATCAAAAAAATCGTTGAAACTGAGCTTGAATATGTACTCGTTGATAAAGACGGTTGGCCTTTAGATGATGAAGAAAATGCTGATAAATCCTCCCAATCTGACTCGTTCGAGGAAGCGCTCCAATCCAACCCATCTATTGTAATTGGTATTGGTCAATATTGGGAAGCAAGTCGCCTTTATTTTAAATCTATCTCGCCATCTGTAGATGAGGTTTACGCTAAGCATGTTTATAAAATGAAAAAATTTTATAACAAGAATAAAAGGACATCTATCGATTTTGATTATGTTAATTTAAAAAAACAAAGAATTGGTTATCGTTTCAAAAACGTAAGTAGCTGTATTATAGGTTATGATCCTTGTAATGAGCGTAGCGATGAAGGTTACTATGATCAATATATGTTCAATATTGGAAACAACTATATATTTGGAGGTCATCAAGGGTACTATGATATAGAATATATCGATCATAATGACGGTGATAACGAGGACAACAACTATTGCAGTCATATTGTAAAAAAATTATAAAAACATCAGCTGGAGTTCACACCCTTAAATATTCTACTAAATACAGCGGTCCATGGTGGAATGACCCCGATAATTGGAATGAAGACAATGAAAAATATAACGAATATTACAGTAATAAAAACTTCGTTGAATACACACCAGAAGATTTTGAAGAAGATACTGGAGACGAAATTCTTTCAGATATGGATTAGTATGGAGGTAAGACTCAAAAAATTTTTCTTAATTTAATGCTTTAATTAAAGCATTAAATTATATTTATTTGAAAGCGAATCTTAATCTAATAAAACAAAAAATGAATTTTTTTCTAAAAAAAATAAGAAGTAAAAATGGGAGAATCAAAATATAACAATTATACTGAATTTTTAGAAAAAAATGGTTATTGTGTATTATACTCGTTGCAGCAATTCATCGATACTCAAAAAATATCGTATGAGTGTAGAAATGGACATGTTTCAACCTTGACACAAACAGCTTTTGGAAATAAAAAATGCTCAAAGTTAGCTCATGAACTATGCAGCAAATGTATCAAAGCATTTACAAGTAATGATGATTTTGACCTTAAAAAGAATACTATTTTTGCATTGAATGGTCATGTTATCACTGAAATTGATGGTCGAAATGTAACATATAAATGTGGTAATTGCGACGAGGTAAGAACTAGTACTTTTGGTAACTTGAAAAAATCGTCTAAATATTGTGGTGCGTGTATATCATCCACTACAAAGAAAACTATGGATGATATTGTTCAAGAATTTGAACAATTAAAGATAGATAATGGGATTCCACACCATTATAAAATTTTAAATTATGAAAATAACAAGAATGTCACGTTCAACTGTAATCGTGACCATACTTTTAAAGCGAGTTACTTTGATCTGAAGCGTGGTAGAAGATGTCCTGAATGTTCGGGTTCACGTAGAGCTGAAACAAATTTGCAACGTTATGGTGTAGTTAATCCATTTGAAAGCGAACAAGTTAAACAAAAAATTAAAGAAACTTGTTTAGAAAAATATGGAGAAACTCATCATATGAAGGTTGAAAAAATTAGGAAGAAAGCCGAGCAAACCAATTTGAATAAAATTGGGGTTAAGTATGCTTTTCATACACCAGAATCTTTTGAAAAAATTCGTAAAACATGCATTAAAAGATATGGCGCAGAATTTCCTTTACAAAACGAATTTATACAAGCAAAAATTACACAAAGATGGTTGGAAAAAATTGGTGCTAGACGACCAATGGTTGATCAAGATTACTGGAAGAAACAAATGTTGGACAAGTATGGAGTTGACCATTACTCTAAAACTGATCAATTTAAGGTTGATTATGTTAATACATGCTTAGCTAAGTATGGAGTTGACCATTACTTTAAATCGGAACAATATAGTTCATTATGTTTAACCAAGTATGGAGTCGACCATCCTATGAAAAATAAAGAAATATTTGCAAAATCTACTCGTAACCGTTTTAGTAGAAAACCTTTTACTTATCCTTCTGGTAGGGTTGATTACATCTTAGGATACGAAGGTATTGCAATAAAAGAGTTACTTGAGGAATACAATGAAAAAGATATAATTACAAGTGTGTGGTGTATTCCTACCTTTAAATATACTAGAGTATCATCCGAAGCAAGACCAATGTTAGATGATGTGGAATCAAAAATGTCTGTTTACTACCCGGATATTTTACTTCCAGACAAGATTGTTGAGGTTAAAAGCGAGTACTTGTACAAAAGAGATAAAGTGAATGTTGTTGAGAAGATGAGAGCCGTGGTTAGATCTGGTTATAACGGAGAACTCTGGGTTTATAGGAATGAAAAGAAGTTGCTGTTTAAAAAATCTTTTGTTATGGTTGAAAAAGAAATTGTTGTAACCAAATTTAAATGAAGTAGTCTTTAATTTTTTATCTTTCCAAAAAGATAAAAAATTTCTTGATACAAGAAATGCACTTTTTGATACATTTTCGATCCAATTGCGCCCCCAAAAATTCCCCTCACAAAACTGGAAAACCCAAAGCACCTCCTGAGATACGAATAATATTGTTATTAACTGCAACCGTAACAAATTCGTAACTTTGAGGGTAATTTGAACCCGCCAAACCACTTGTACCACCGGCGGCTGCAATAGCTGCTGCTGATGCTTGTGGAACAATTGAAACATTGGTAAGTTTACCGTAGTTGGTAGAACCCATAGGATCCAAGTCATAGAAGCGCAATGAGTAAGAGTACAAATGATATCCAATATTTGTTGGAATAGAAATTGAATGATAGTACGGATTGATTAGAGAGAAGTAGTCTGAACCCATTGCACCTAAACGATTTGTATTTTCGTAAATCAAAGTAGTACTTGCAATAGGATCAAATGAACCAGCTGGTTCATGATCAATATTAGTTCCTGTAACTACTGGAGAAGATGTTGCATAATTTGACCATTCTGAAGAACTTGTTTTATTTCTCACTGCAAAGAAGAGAGCTTTAATAGCGTGAGAGAATCTAATATCAAATGTTGGCATTGTATTAGTCAAAGGAGTGTAATTTTGTCTTGGAGCTGTTTGAACTTGCTCTACGAGTATATCTCTAACAGCACAACCCATTCGACGACGTTCTTCGTTGGAAACAATGGCGTAATTTGCCCATACTTGAACTTGTCCAAGTACAGGGGGTGCAGCAATATGAGTTCCAATTGTAATAGGTCTATAAGGAGAAACTGCCGGAACAACAACATTATTATCAGTTAAAATCAACAATTCCGTCCAATCTCTAAAGTTGAAATTAATTTGCATATCATTATATGGTAGAGCAGCGACTGGTAAAGCCAATCCAGTATCTCTAGAATAGAAAAATGGTAACGGTAAATTTAAAACTGTACCACCATCACTAATACCTAGAGTACCACCTGCGATTACTGGTTTAGTTAAAGCTGTAATGTTACCAATCATATTTTCATAACCATTTCTTTTACTTGATGATACAGTAAAAGCTGTCCAAAAGTCCAAATGATAGTTATCAAAACGTGCAGCAACTAGATCGTTGAATGTAATAGTAACTTCACGAATTAAGTTGTGCATTAAATTTTTGGTCCATCTTAATGTAAAACCAGCACCAGCTCCTGGCAATAATGTTACTTGTGGAATGACTACTCTTAGCCATGTTTGCAATAAGTAATCTCCTGCACGTGAAACATTTACGGACCATTCTTGGCCAAAAGCGGCATTACCAGCACTTCTTGTAAGAGGCACTGGAACCTGTGTGAACCAAGTTGATTTCCTTACTTCAAGAACAAAGTAAGCGGTGGCTGTTGGCCCACCATACATATATTTTTCGATTTCATCGAATGTAGCGATATCAATAAAACCCGAAGTTATATTTGATGAAGACATAGACATGATTTAATTTATTAGATGCAATATTTCATTTTTTTTATCTCTCTACTAAGAATTTTTAATTTTAAAGTAAAAACAAACTATAAATAAAAAGTAAATATGCCAAAAGAAGTAATTATTAAAATTGAAGATATTTGTATGGTTCAAACAAATCTTCAAGTAGCGAAAAAAAATTTGAAAAAATTACAAAAAGTTTATACTCGATTAAACCTTATAGATTATAAAAAATTAAATAATGACGATGTTATATATTTCGAAGTATGGTTCATGTTTATGGATGAAATAATTCATATTCAGAAGAATTTAATAAACAATTTTAAAGTTTATAAAAATTACAATTTTAAAAAAATACAAGAAGATATTGAGATTTTAATGAAACCTATTTCTATTGAGTTGTTGACTTTTAAACCGCCTTTAATTAAATTAATGGTTCCATATAATTTATAATTTTTAATGATAAAATTTATCATTAAAAAAATAGTACATTATTTCTTTTTTAATCTAACCGGTGGTTTTTATAAACCTTAAATTTTAAAAAGTATTGAAAATCCAGTTAGTTAATCTAAAAGAAATATAATAAATGGATACTGGAAGCAAAATTTATCAAGTAGATAAACATAAACAATTGATACCTTTGAATGGTAACGTAGTAAATTTTACTTGTTTTTTTGAAGTAAAGAGTAGAGATAAAAAACCTTTTAATGTTTCTGTTGTGGAACAAAGCGAAACTAAACCTAAAGAATATAAATTAGTTGAGAATGGTTATATTAATGGTGAAATAGAATCAGACGGTCAATTAAAAACATATTTCTTAATTTTAAAATCTCAACAACCATGTGAATGTGAAGTAAGAGTTGTTGTTAAACCAAAAGAACAAGATGAAATGAACCATGAATCTAAAAATCCTCAAACACAACCTCAAATGCAACAACCTCAAATGCAACAACCTCAAATGCAACAACCTCAAATGCAACAACCTCAAATGCAACAACCTCAAATGCAACCTTCTAAACCTGAATCTATATTTCAATTGAAATATATTTTAGGAGTTGCAATAATTTTAATAGTTCTCTACATATTATATAAATATGTGGTAAAAGAAAACGCTAAAAATAATTTATTCGAACTTTCAAGCTCAAATACAAGTTTTTAATATACGAGCATCATAGTCGAATTATGGTAAAAAACACTTTTAATTTGTTTCATAAAAAGTGAGTAAATAAATGTATATTGAAAAACAATGGATTTGGTGGATTTTAGTAATTATTGTTGTAATTATAGTTATACATTTACCATACTACAGTAGATGCAGATGTTGTAATTACTGTCGTCAGGGTGCTAAATGTAAGTTTGGTGAAAATGAATGCTATTCCAAATGTATTGAAGGCCAGGAATGTTTTAAAGTTGTTTGTACTAGATAATTTATTGAGATTTTTATACTTAAAAAAAGCATAAAAATAAAGTTTTTTTTATTTAATCTATAAAAATGAATGAAATTACAATAAATGATCTAATAAATGAATGAAATTACAATAAATGATCCTTTACACCATCATTTAACTAAAAAAAGACCAGTTCATATTATAGATGGTATACATCATGATGAACATGAAGCTGTAATGAAAACTAAAAAAGCAGATTTTATACTACCACCGCTTAATACACACATTAATTTTTTAATGTACACTCAATCATACTCAGATCAAGATCATCTCGATCTGCATTTAAACTATACATCAGCTAATTACAATGTAGAACCTCCCGAAGTATACGATTGGAGATATGTCTATCCAATAGATGACTCTGCTACTAAAAAAAAGAAAAAAAATATTATGCCTCCAGATAACCAATATTTATGCGGATCATGTTGGGCTATTTCTACCGCAAGTGTTATTGGAGATGCATTTGTGGTGGCTGGATTAGTTAATTGGAGACCAGAAATATCTACTACGTGGGCTTTAACATGTTATTCTCAAGGTAAATGTGATGGAGGAAGTCCGGCATTATTATTACAAGATATTGCCAGAGGATCCGGTATACCATCTAAACATTGTTTAGATTATTCTTTTTGTGCTAAAAATGAAAAATGTAATGGTCAAGCTGTACGTCACTTTGAAGCGCAAAATTTATCAAGTTTAGTACCAAAAGAATGTGGTTGTTATTATGGTGATGTTAAACATTACAATTATAAAATTAACAAAGATGTAAAAACTTTGGCTATTAATCAAGGTGCTACTACAATTGAAAATTTAAGATCTGCTATTAAAAAACATATACTATTGTATGGCCCAGTTTTAACAGGATATTTTGTTATGAAAAATTTTAGCTCTGGGTATTTTACTAAAATTAATGGAGGTGTTTACCTTGAAAGAGCCAATTATCAACCAGGTTCCCAGCTTACGTTTAGTGATAGTGAAGTGTCGGGTCAAAACTATAGAGGTTCGCATGCAGTTGCAATTATAGGTTGGGGTGTAGCTAAAAACATATTATATGACAACAATAAAAAAGGGGATGTGCCTTATTGGTATTGTCGTAATTCATGGGGTTCGAAATGGGGTGATGACGGAGGATACTTTAAAATGGCCATGTATCCATTCAATAAGGTTGCGCAGTTTGGAAAAATTGTAGATATTGTAGATGGTCAATCTCAACGACACAGATGTGGAGGAATAATAACATTTACAGTATCTTCAAGACCAGAAAAAGTTAACTTTAAAAGTTTAAGTATAAAACCACCACAATTGTTACAAAATGAAGACTATTATAAAATAGAAGATTATAAAGGTAAAGAAGATGATTCACCATTATATAAATATTTAATTTTAATTTTATTCTTAATTTTGATATTAATATGGTTACATTATAGAATAAAATAAATAAATTTTAAAGTTGTGATCAACTTTAAAATTTTAATTAATCAATTAAACTTAAACCTCTCTTTTAGAGTCGTTTATAACCTTCATTTCTTCAATTAAATCTTGTTCAGTCAACTCAGAGTCATCCAAATCTATGTTGTTACCGCTGAAGTTGACGTTTTTAGCCTTCAAATTCTCTTTAATTCTAACAAATAAAGTTTTAGAATTTGGGTTACATTTAAAGTCAAGAAGAATCTTTAATTTTGGAAAATGTAAAAGTTCGGTTTTAAGCTTGCGTTCAGTATAACTATTTTGCGCTCTTATAGTGTAGTACATGTAGTAATCAGGACTATTACGCTTAATCAAGACAAACCTTTCTTGTTTTGACTTTGTTTCTGGTAGAGGTGCTCGATCTTCTACAGCTATATTCAATTTGCGCTTGACATCCTTAACATCGGACTTTAAATCTTCATTTTGATCTTTGACTTCTTCTAGAGTGATACCGAGAGAACGCATGTATTGT